TCCTGATCAGCTACAAAGGCAGACTTGTACTGATACTCACCGATTAATAAAACTAATTGAGGTATAGAGCTAGCTTTGATAACTTCACTAGAACTATCATATAACTGTCTCATAATACTTGTTGGATCACTGTCTATGTTCTGAGCTACCCACTTTCTCATATCACTGAATTGCTTGCCTTTTAGTAGGGATATAAGCGATTTAAACGCGTTCTGAGAAGAGTTTGATAGGATACCCACATCAATGATCCCAGATACTGAATATCTTTGTAATTCATTGAGTACACGCCTCCAATCTGGAAAGTGTCTCTGAATAATTTCTGCAAGTACTTTTTCATCATACTTAACTTGTTCTTCATCTAAGATTGTTTTGACTCTAGTGAAAAATGAGCCGGCCAGCGACGGGGCTAATTTCTTTGGAAACAGAAAGTCAATAACACTACAACGAGATTGTAATGGCTCTATAATCCTATTCTTGAAGTTACAAGTTAAGATGAATCCACAGTTCTTAGAATATTCTTCCATGAAGTTTCTAAGTGCGGGTTGTGTACTTTGTGGATTTAGATAGTCTGCTTCGTCTAGGATAACATACTTTCTTCCTTCACTAAAGGACACAGTGGTGGCAAAGTTCATGATTTCAGTTCGTAGTGTATCAATATTACCATGTAAAGAACCATTGACGACAATATAGTCAGCCCCTAGTTCTTCTAACATAGCTTTTGCCACTGTTGTCTTTCCCACACCTGCAGAACCAGACAACAATAAGTTTGGAATGTTTTGTTGGTTTATAAATTGTTGAAATGTATTCTTTAACTCATCTGGAAGAATACAGTCTTCTAATCTATTCGGTCGATACTTCTCGACCCATAAAAATTCTTGCATCTCTCATCACTCAAATGTTGAACTACCTTGCTCGGTTGCTATCCAATATGTTAGTATTGGTCCATCTTTGAACTCGACTTTTTCATCTTTCCAAGTCTTGTTATTCAATGATTGGAACTTAGCGATACCTTTAGAAGATAACTCTACTTTATAATCATAATTCATAATCTTGATATTCTCTAACTTGAATACAGCTTTGAATATCTTTCCGCTGCTATTGTTATCAATAACAGTTGTATACTTATCAGCAGTTGGATTCTTACTGTTAATAGCTTCTAAGTTAATAGTACTACCCTCAGATGTAATCGCTATCTCAGGTAAAGACATAACACTTGCAGCTCTTAGAGTATTGCTTATGTCTGCCCACTTGAGATCAACCTCTACATCAACACTTGGTAGTTGAACTTCTTTACTTGGAGGTGTAACAATCATCTGTGGATCTGCAAATGTATAGTTTACACTTCTCTTTGCATCTCTAATGGTCACATACTTCTCATTGAAGTCCAATACCGGTTGATCGAATAAAGTAAGTACACCCAGGAATCGATTTAGTTCATAGAAACAACCAGCAGTTGGTATTGTATCTGCTAACTCAGCTTTAGCCATAATAGACTTTTGTGGTGAGATAGTTTTCAATACATTACCAGGCTGTAGTTCTATACCAGTATTGATTACTGAGAATGATTTGAGAACATTTATTGTACTTTCACTTAGTTTCATAATATAATTTTACCTTACATATTTTTATTTTTGCCTACCTTGTTTGGATCAGCAGTTGCAGGAGCACCAATCTGTGCTAGGTCTTTCAATGACCCACCAAAGACAAATGATCCCATGTGTTGTAATTCTATCCAAGGACATAGCCACACTTTCAATCCAATGTGTCTTGCCCATTGACAGAACATATAGTCTTCTGATAGATACCTGTTAGAGTATTCTCTATCAAGACCATTTCTTTTATCTTCTATGAAGTCCAGTACCTGCTTCTTAGTTGGTTTACCTTTCTTCTCTTTATAGAAGAGTTCAAGTTCTTTCTTTAGATTCAATTGCTTATCATCTATGACAGCATCAAAGAATGCCATAATCTCTCTCTTACCATCAAAGTGTTCTGTTCTAACATGATCTGGCTTATACATCATATTAGGATATGCTTCTTGATATTTGATCAATGCTTTCTTAGTCATCATCATAAATCCTGTACCACCTTCTAACACTTCTGTAGGTTCACTTAGTTGTATCTCATTACCACCTGCAACAGGATTGAATACATAGTCTCCTACAAACTTAGATAACACTTCTGGATCGTTGTCTGCTATACCTTGATTGACAGCATGAGTAATCTTTTCCCAAGATATACATTTCTTAGGATAAGGACCACATACAATATCATAATCATTTTTTGGATCTTCATGGTCTTGCATAGCTAACATAGTAATAACATCATTAGGATTGAATGATATATCACTATCAATAAAGATCATATGAGTACAATCACTTCTTAGAAACTCATCACAACAATAGTTTCTAGCTCTTGTGATCAATGACTCATTGAATAGATAATAAAACTTTGCATTAATCTTATAATGCATACATAAACTTGCTAAGTCATTTACAGACTTTGTGTACATACCAGCACATTGTCCACCATACATAGGTGTTGCAATAAACAATGAACGCTTTTGTAACTCTTCTATTGGGATATTAATTTCCATACTTCTCGTCGTGCTCCTTTCCGATTCCATAACTACCATCATACATTGATAAGGTTTCGGCATCAAACAATAAGAACTGTCCTACTCTACTTCCTCTTTGAAGTATTGCAGGGCCACCTCTTACATGAAGCAATCCAGCCATTACACCATGGTATCCGGAATCATAAAGTCCTGATGTAATGAATAACCCATTTCTGTTTAGTGTTGATCTTGTAATAACCCAACCAGCATATCCTTCTGGGATCTTAACTATGTTCTCCATTACAATCTCATACACTCCTGGTTGTAAATTCCAATTACCAAACTCATCCACATTGATCTTTTCTGATCCTCTATGTGTCTTATCGTCTCCTTCTAATCTAAACTCACTATCGTTTAGTTTAAATACATCTTGTACTCTTAAATCAACTGCATTAGGTTGACTGTCTCCTTCTTGTACATTAGTCAAGAAGTCTGGTCCAAGTGCTAATATATGTCTCATACTCATTGCTGAAAGTTCTCCCTATCAATACCTGCAAATGCTCCTTTACAATCACCCAGATCAATTTCTTTATCTTGAGTAAAGTGCCAAAGCAATATAGTATAATGAATGATCTTCAATAAGTCTTTCTTATTGTATCCATCCTTCTTACCATATCTCATTGCATACTTGATAATATTAGAATGACATGCCTCTTTGACATGACCTATTTGTTTCCAAACATCTATAGTTTGAATCTCTTCGTCCTTAGTTCCAGCTGTCTCATTTACATAATGAGCTTGATATGTAGATGCAATATATTCACTAACTTCTTTTAATATCTTATCTTCGTCAAATCTATACTTCATAATTTCTCTGTAAAGTTATATCTATCAACAAGATTGTCTATGACTCTCATGTTTGATTCTGCTAAAGTAGTATCCTCGAACTTAGCTTGAAAGTCAACATGTTTCTCAAACTTACCATTAGTTAAACCAGTTGGACTATGATCAAAAGCAAGACCATTTAGTCCAGCCCATACACCTGCACTTGAATCCCAAGTGTCAATATGGAAGTCTCTTACTAATGGAATCTCCATTGGACCATCTACCATACCTAAGAAGTGTATCTTCTTACCATTCTGTGCTGCTAGTTGTAATAAGTTTCTATCATACAACTCATTCATAAATTTCCATCTACACATAAATCTTTGTAAATTATTTCCTTGCTCACAGTTGTATGCATTTGGTACAGCTAAGATACTAATACCAATATAATCAATTAGTGGACTTGACGCAGCCCAAGCAAAAGAAGTAATCAAATCTTCTAAGTCTCCAATGTCTGATTGTGGTACAAAGAATGTTCCAAACCCAGCTTCTTTGAATTGTGGTGCATATAGTTTTGCATCATCTATACCAACCATACTTGGATGTGATGGATGATCTGGTAAAACAATATGAGTAGCATTAACTTTCTTTGCTAAGCTAGTTAACTTTTCTGGTGGAAACATTGGAAGTTGTGCTTTGTATAATTCAAAGCCACTATTGTCCATAATGTTTACATAAGGTTCACCAGTAGACATTGCTGCCTCTTGTTGATAAAATTGAATATACTCTTCGTGACCTTCAGACTCCCATGGACCATCTGCATCTATGAGGTGTGCTAAAGTAAGGTGTGCTGATCTATTCTGTACTAAATCAAGATGCGGTACAGGCGCTATGTGACAAAATCTCATAATATATCTCCATAATATAATAAAACTCAGACATTAGTCTGATTGTGGAACACCAGCTTTACCTGATGAAGTTGGACCATCACTCTTTGGTGTGATCTCATCAGCATATCTGACGTCCCAGTTCTTACCTTTCAATTCTTCCATCTGGCCATTGGTAAGATTTTGACCAGGTGTAAAACCTAACATCTTGGAAGCATTCATTCCGCAAGCCTTAATCGTCCATTGGTTTCCGCTACTGTTGCCCATGCATACAATAGTGTTAGGTTTAACCTTTTTGGATTCGATAAATTCATTAAATTTGAGTTGCATATTACTCCCATACTAACCTACACCCATTCTCGTTATCTTCTGCTACACTAATACTGAGTGCTCTGTTAGGATATTTAGTCTGTATATATTTAGCTAACTCTCTAGCTATCATCTCGCAAGATTGGTAATCTAATGTCATAGCTCCTTCTTCACTATACAGATTCTCTAGCTCTCTTTTGAATAAAATAAACTCTATATCTCTATCATCATGAAACACTTCTATCTCTACTCTAAAGTGAAATATATGTCTATGAGGATAGCCTAGAAATCTAACATCATGTAATCTATCATCTTCCAGAGCAGCAGGATACTTATGTATACCTTCTTTCTGAAATGTTACCCATATAAAATTTTTACTTTGCATACTTCTTCCATGTCTCTAAAGGATCTGGTGTATGGTTTAACACACATCCTCCTATCTCTATTGCTTCTCTAATTTTTTCACCTTCTAACTTTAACAACTCTTCTCTAGTCATTTCTTTAGGTTGTACACACCATCTAATTTTCCATTCATCTAACTTAGCTATAGGTCTTCTCAAGTTAACTCTGAACACAGAATAGTTGTATCTACCTTTCATTACATGACCTTCTCTATGATACCAGTCTGGACTTCTTCTCTCTTCTATTAAGTCTTCAAACTCAGTAGAACCTCTATAGATTATCTTATCATCTTTGTCTCTATATTCATAGATACCACCAAAGACTATATCTGTTAACTTCTTCATTAGTGTCCGTGTCCTATATGCATTCCAATAAGTACTCCTATTGCAAGTACTATCCAATCAAATACGAAGTGCCAAACAAAGGATAGAGCAAATATCTCTTTCCAATGACACTTACAACTTTCAATATACTTAGTCAAGGATACCGTGGCCTCCAACCGATACTGCAATAGCATTCCAAGGATGTAATGACTCTTCATGTGATGCTACAATACTGAAGTCATTTATCTTACCGCTATCTACCCATACATCTAAAGCATCATGTACTATTCTAACTGCATCTTCTGAGAACAATAAGTTAGCTCCATTAAGTTCTGCAAACGCTTGCTCATCTCTTCTCTTCACAACTATCTGTACTTCCGTAGGAATGTTCTCTCTACACAAGTCTACTAAGTCCTCAATCCATACAATGTTATCTAACATTCTATCGAAAGCAACTTTTACTTTTAGTATTGATCTTTGACTGTGAGCATTAGCAGCTGCATTTCTTTTACTTCTAGCATCATGTGCTAATTCAAAAGAACAAGGACAAGTTGATGAGTATACATAATCAATAGTTAAGAACCATCTATAAGCTCCATCTCTATACTGTCCTTCTAGTTCAGTCTTGTATGCAATATGACCTCTAGCTTTTTCTTTTTTTTTTTGCTTTCTAGTTCTAAGAGCTTCTTGATACATAGGATACTTGAATCTAAGTTTACAGTATGCATTCTTAGCTCCTTGACCTTCTGCTAGTTCTTTCAATGCTTGTTCCATACCATCTAATGAGAATGAGTCTTTTATCTTCTCATGCATTAGTAAATATAGTCTTGATAGGTTAAGACCTTTAGCCATTGGATCATCTAAAGAACAATACAGACTTGCTTCTGCTTGTAATAACTTATCGTCACCACCACTTCTACTTCTTAACTTAACAGGTAAGTCTACAGGAGCAAT